CACCATTATATTATAAACCCCTTTTTATACATATATCACATATTGGACATAATGGACATTAAGGAGTTTGTCGTCCCTCTCCCTTTGGCGCTCTTCCAGCAACTGTAGAAGTGCTGTCAGAATTATTGTTTGTTCTTTCTGCATCTCTAGACCTTGTGGTCCTTGCTTCTGCTGATGCTGCTGGACTTAAATCTAGTACGTCATCCCCACCGTCTCTTTGTGGCATGTCCAAAACGACTCTTGCCTCGTTAGGTGTCATAATCTGATTTTTAACATATCTTTCAAGAATCTGAGACTGTGCTATTTCATCTGTAAGGGTTAATTCATTAAATACAAACTCAATGATATCTGTCTTTTCACGAATAATTTTGTTGATCATTTTTTCAAGTTGTCTTTGTGCTGGTCTTGCAACCTGCTCCTTAAAGGTACGATCCTGTGCAAGTGCTGCTGCAATAGAGCCAGAATCGCCACCTCCAAGTTTAGACAATGGCACTTGATGTGCTACTAGGATGTCATCACGGTTTTGTTTACGATACTCTTTAAATGAGCCGTCCTGTATGCCGTCTTCGATGGGGTCCATCTTAAACTCAACCTTGTTATTTTCGCTATCACCTGGAAGTGGAATATATAGCGTTCTGTGTGATTGCCCTCTGAGATTTGTCTGTAAGAATCTAAACATCTTGTCTTCTGCATCTCCAGAAAGTTTCGCACCCTTTAATGTTACAACATATCTTGGAACTGCCTTGTTTGCAAAGTAGTCAATATTGTATTGTGAAGCAAGTGAGTCTCCATGTAGTGAGTTAATAGCAGACATAATGTCTGGAACTCCGTAGAATGTATTTAGAGGTGAGTATTGCTTAAAGTGAATAATCTCGTTTGGTCTTGTATCTGTGGTTAGTGGGTTCTGATTCTTTGCTCCAAAATTACGGAAGTAAACAATCTTGTTTCCAATGATCTGAACATATCCGTCTTTCAATCTTCTTACTCGCATTGTTGTTGCTGGTATGTGTCCAACGTACCCAATTTCTCCACGAGTTGTTCTGCCAATTTCTAAGTAACCATTTCCTGTTGATTGAAGATCTGTATAAACCTTTTCCATTGTGGCTGTAAAAGAATCATCATCATTAAGAGACTCTAGCCAATCACGCATTTCAATCTTTGCTCGTTCAATTCTTTTTCTTGCTTTTTGCGTTGCACTATTGTCTTCTGATGCTTCAAGTCTCATCATTGTTCTTGGAGAAACCTTAAACTCATATCCAAGACCTACGATGTTTTCTACTTTTGCATCAATGGCTGCGTGGTTTGCAAATGATGTATCGTAGTAGTTTGCTAACTCATAAAGATTCCATGGTGGGGTAATTACATCAAACATTCCATAGCCATTTACATATACTAGGCCTGGGTTTATTTCTTTTGATTGTGCTCCATCAATACCGCTTTTTCCAGCAAGTGCTGCTGTTGTATATTGTGTTGTTGGCTCAACCATTTTTGTTGAAAGCCTGCTGGTTCTTCTTTTAAAATTTGCATCTAAGCCATCTAGTGTTTTTAGCGTATCCCAATTGCCTATAAATGGATCTGACTTTGCAAAAGGATCTTCCTTTGTTACTGCATTATCAATTTTTGCACTAATTACGTAATCGTTGTCTTCCATGATTACTCCTCATCCCCATACTTAGCAATCGTATCCTTTGCTGCTTGAACAGCACCAAGGTCGTTTAGGGAAGGGATAAGTCCTGCCTTCATTCTATCAACTTGCTCAGAATACTCTTCTTCTGTAACTCTTGTTAGGCCTGGGACGAAAACGCATGTGCCGTCTCCTGGATCTCCGTAATACATTGCCGTCTTTTTTAGTTCTGCAATCCTAGAGATATCATTCTTGTCTGAAGGAATGTTTAGCACGGAACCATTTCCGTCTGTAAACCACTTGCCGTTAGCCTTCTTGTAGACATAAAGACCCCAGTCGTAATTCTTCTCAATTACCTGTCGTCTAACATTTTTTACAATTGGTTGACCAGTTTTTGGGTCTATTAGTGAATCCATATCCATAAGTATACCATATCATACTGGGTCTTGTACGAACTGGCTCCAGTTTACGTTTGTAAACAGGGTATACGAGTACTCACCAAAACGAACTGGCCTATTATCGTCTACTATAATCTTATTCGTTCCAGTGTAACTCTTATAAACATCTGATGGATTTACTCCATAATAACTGGTTTCGGACAAAACAAGAACCTTATTCCAGTTAAAAGACCCACTATCCCAAAACTCCCAGTCAAGCCCAAATGATCCTAGAACCTTTACTCTAAACCAAGGTCTTTCAGATATATTCTGAACTTCTTGCAAATTTGTAGATTGATAGTAAGAGACACTGTTAAATAGTAGTGGGCCAGTTAATCTTACAGCGCCTTCAAAAAATGAAAAGTTTAGGCTGCTTGAAAAGTTGATACCAAGGAATCCCCACTCCTGAAGGGTTAAGACTGGCTCCTTAACTATCTTACCATTCCAATAGAATCCTATACCGTCCTGAATAAGACCTGTTCTTGCATCTATTGCATAAATTCTTGCTCTACGGCCAGATGGATCACTGGCCACCATATAAAACTTTATGTACGAATCCTTGCTTTGTACTTCAAATATCTGTGTTGGTGCATATGGGAAGTAGTCTCCATCAAATCTGACAGCCATCTGCATTGCTATTACCTTAAATCCCTCAGCCCTACTTTCATTGATAGGAATTGCAAGACCTCTATTTACAAGAGGGTCATACTTTCCCTTTAATTGAATACCACTTGTTTTAGTCAGATACAGATAAGGAGATGACCCAGTATAAATTGCAAAAGGATTATTCTTTTTAAAGTTGTAGTAGATTCCAGTCTTTGTATATGGATAAAGAGATGCTCCAAATCTTGTTCCAATTGGGCTGGCATCAGATTCATTTAGTGCCTGAGATGCATATGAAAGTTTTTTGATTGCAACATTGTTTATCTCTGAATTTTTTACATTCATTTCTATGTGAGTCACAATAGACAAATCGTTAAAGTCTACACCACTTGGTGGATAAATAATCATGTTGTCAACAACCTCATACTTTGTCGTCATCCAGTCTGACCCAGGTATCAAAATACCGTCACGTGATGGCCTTTCTGTCTTTGTAAAATAAAAATAAGTTTGGTTTGCGCCCAACTCTGTATACTGGAAAGTTACATAAGTTTTTACAACTGCGCCGTCTGTATCATACCTATAGTCTTTTGAAACCTTGTTTTTTAAGTCTTCATAGTCATTGTATCCAGTAAATAGATAATTATCTAAAGATGTATAAGTTCTTTGAATTGGAACTCCGTATTCATTTGCCAAGTCAGCATAAGTCCAAGGCTGTGGGGTTGTTTCTATTGCTATAGTTTTTGATGGTATTGGATAGTCAATATTAAACTGAATAAAGTCAAGATCAAAGTATTGATCCCCTCGCTTATCAAGAACAGACTCAGCAAAGTATGTTAGTGGAATTTGGTCTTCCCAGTATGCGCTTGCTGAAACTGTAAGTTTATATGTGTCAAAAACCGTATCTGGCAAAAGAGTATAGGTTGCAACATGGTCAATAAGGAAATCTTCATCAAGTATTACGACTCCTCCACCAGAGATTGCCCCATTTGCCGTACTAGTAACACCTCCAGACGGTGGCATAGATGTTGTGTCTATTCCTCCATCTATATTAATTAACTGATTGTTTTGATAAACAGCAAACAGGTCTTCATTCCAAACTGGAACACCTATCTCATTAAATAAAGATCTAATTTTTTGAAAGTTATACTCTGTACACAAACCAACATTATATATCTTTCCAGCAAAGGTTGACGAACCACTCTTGTCTCCACCAACATACATTCTCAGGTCTGACAAAGATCCAAAAAAGTCTGATGCTGGGTTTCCAAACCTTGAAACAAAGGCTGGAATGTTTAAGCCTATGTCAACAAGTTCTCCTGGCTCTGCGATCAAAGGTGAATATATTGTTTCAGAGATACCGTTATAATTTATGATATAAGATATTTGATTATTTAGCAACTGTATTAAAAAGTAACTTCCTGTGTTTTCTTTTTCAATCCTAAAAAGCGTTTGAACAGAAGTCGATGGTTGTGGCAATCTAAAACAGCCATAGAAAGCAGATACTGGTGTTTTTATAAAATCAAAGTTTTTAAAGAATAAATATCCAGACACAGAGTTCCAAGATGAGTTTGGCCTAAATGAGAAAAAATCTCTCGTGTCTGAGGACTGTATATTCTTGCAGTCTAAAAGAAGTTCTTCTTCTGTTCTTGACGACAAAACTATTTCTGGAAGTGGGTGAGATAAAACAGAAAGAGATTTGTTTACAAATGACGTGTTATCGCTAAAGCCTTGATTCCACGAACCAATCTTTGGATACGAATAGTTTGCTGTATAGTCTGCAAATGAATAATCAATAAAAACAGAGGTACCACTATAAGATGTGTTAATGTTTTCTGGAATGTCTACACCCTGGCCAAACACAAATCTTCTTTTGGCAACTGCAGTTGCAACAATATACGGATAAATTCCAATGCAGTCTACTTCTATTGGATATACATCTTCGTGTGCATAAAACCCTATCCAGTCTTGATCTTTACCATTTTCATCTAGCATTGTTGGCAAAGAAAGTGATTCTGTTAAATAGTTTAGAGATATAACTTCTTGACCATTAATCACAAGAGAGGCTGTGTCTTTACCAACACGCATATGGACTAGCATTGGCCTTGTCCATTCCCCAACATAGTATGCACTATACTCGCTACCTATTTTTAAACCGATAGATGGTCCGTCTACATATATTCCGTCTTCTGATCCAATTGGACCAATAATTCTTTTTCTATCATTGCTATAAGAATTTATCCTAAGCCAAGTTTCAAGTGTGTACTGCCTAAACTTACCAGACTCATTTAAAAAACCAACACCAGGAATTATTAGAGATGGAAGACTTTCATTTGGATAAATGCTTGTAAGGCCAGATGTTCCATAAACAATTGGGATGCCTGAGTTTTTTGCTTTTAGCATGTTGTCAGAAACTATATAGTATGCATCTAACTCTTGTAAACCGTAGCAACTTGAAACAACGCCCTTTTGTGGGGCGATAGAGATTGTTGACGGAATATCTATTGGCTCAACACCAAGAGAGGTTGAAGCAAACTCTTCTGACCATTGGCCAAGGCTTATACCATTTACCAAAAAAACATCTTCTGTTTCTGATCCACCCAAAAAGTTAACTTTAAAAACTAGCCTAACATCTGTATCATCTGGTGGTGTGTCAAATGTTTCTGATATGAAAATCCAATTACTATTAATAACAGTGTCATAGTTTTTTAAATGAGTGATATTTTCTCCACTTGTTGTATCTGTGTACTGATACCCGATCTCAAAACCAGCGATATACGCACTCTCAGAATAAAAGTATCCGCCAACAGAGAAAGTTCTCAGGTATTCATTAAAGTCTCTTAGACTCATTATGTCATTACTTGTTGCAACAATCGATGCTGACTCGCTTGTTGTTGGAGTAGCAGTGATTTTACCAACATAACTGTTGATGAATGGCTCGTCTATAGAAGCAGAATATTCTTCATACGTACCGCCAACAATTGTCCAGTTTGATAGGTTTCTTTGAGACTCTGAAATCAAAGAAATGTAGTCTGCTTTATCATCCAATGCCCATAGGCCAGTCGGATGCTCGGCAAAGACTTTTTCTGCATACAGGTTGGATGGATTAGACATTATAGGTCTATTTTACCATAGAAGACTACTTGTTTATTTTAATTTCACAGTAGTCTGTTGTGCAGTACATTTCGCCCTGTGCCTCAAGATTCTCTGCTCCATCATAAATTGCACTAAAGTCAATATGCTTTAACTTGCCCACGTATGACTCATACTGTTCTTCAGTAATCTGAGTATATGGCTGCTGTGGATAAACAGTGTTTCCCATTGGAAGGAAGGACACTGCCTTCAACTGTCCCTCATACATATGTAGTGCTGGGACAACATGCTTTGATTCTGTTTCCTTGTCAAATGATAATGTTACAGAAACACCATTATCAGACCAGTACTTTTGAGCAGTTGCAGCAAGAGCAATCTTTTCAAATAGGGTTACATCCTTTTCAGATCGTGGATGACC